GGCAGTCGGCGATCATGGCGATAAACTCGCTGTTCGTCGGTTTGCCCTTAATGCCAGTTATAGTATAATATAGCTAAACATTCAGAACAGCGCCGGGGTTGATCTCCGGCGTTTTCTTTTGAAAAATTTGTGGTTTTTGTAAACTTCTTATTGACGCATCACCAAATTGGTGGTAGTATAATAAGCGTAAGGAAGAAAAATACAGAGGGGCAGCGCCCCGGAAAGGATCAAAAAATGAAATTTGAAATCATCGACAACCGCGAGCTTGACCTCACCAGCAAGGGTTACAAATGGTCGGACGATCCGACGCAGTTCGACCGCGAAGTTCTCGACGACATCCGCCGCACCCGCGGCGAGAATTACGCCGACAGCCTGAGCGACGATCTTTTCGACGGTTATTCCCCGATCTGCCGCGGTGACGACGGCGATCTCTATTCCGTTCTCTTTGACTTCGGCGGCGACGCGCCTCGCCCGGTGTTCTGGGGCAAGGTGGCGGTCAATGAGTGAGATCAAGGCGCTGCGTGAGGCTACCGGGCTCACGCAGCGGGCTTTCGCCGAACTTCTTGGCATTCCAAAGCGAAGCATCGAAAACTGGGAGAGTGGCGTTTCCAACCCGCCGAAGTACGTTGTCCGGCTTATTGCATTCTACATTGCGAACAAGGAAAAGGAGGGCTGAAAGGCCCTCCTTTTTTCTTTGCTCACTCAACGATACACTCGTAATACCGCACGAGCTTGTCTTCGTCCGCGTCCTTATCGCAAAGGAATGCTTCGGCAAGGTCGGCGTAAAACTCCGTGTTGTTGACGTTGAATTTCTTTGCTACCTTGAAGTAGTCCGAGTACAGCATGTTCATGGCGACATAGAACTCCATCGGATCACAGTCTATTTTCTTCTGTTCAAGAAGATTCTTGGTCTGCTCGTAGCTCCAATGCGCGCCCCTACTGCCGTCCTCATTCTCAAGACCGCGCATCCACTCGTCCGCAATGTCACGGGTCATGCGGTCGTACCCTCCGGCATAGCCGCGTTCATACTCGCCGCCGTAGCTCTCGCCCATACGAGGCTCATAGGAGAATCCTATTCGGCGGCGGTCGTCGTAGTAGTCCGTGTATTCGTCGCGGTAGTCATTACGCGGGGCATAGCGCCCGTTGTTGTAATGCTCGCGTCCTCGACTGTCGCGGTATCTTTCCTGCGGCTCATAGTCACGGTTGTTCTGTATCTGGTAGTCTCGGATGCGTCTGATTCTGTCCGCTCTCATGGCGTCGCTCCTGTCTCCGCGTTAATGGCGGTAAGATCATTGCTCGGCGAGCAGCACGGTTTCCCGATCATTCGGAACGTGCCGCCCGTGGCGTTGGTGACTACAATCGTGCTGTACTTCGTCCGAGTCCGCACACCACACGCAGTCACGGGGGCGCAGCATCGATTCGTCAGCGGGAACTGCGCCGTTCCCGCGCCAATGGTGAACACGACCGGCGCGTTAATCGTCGCCGTCGTTGGGATGCTCTGCGCCAGAACGATGCAGTATTTTTCTCCATTGGAGTAGTTGCCGTCCGGGAGGTTGACAACCAGATTTCCGCCGGTAAACGTAATCGTTTGGCTAAGAATCAGCCTTTTGCAAAGCTGACAAACGGGTTTGCAAGCCATTTTTAACTCCTTTCAGGGGCGGGTTTTCCCGCCCCGATCACATTTTCAGCACCCGCAACAGGTGTTCTGGTTGCAGCAGTAAGGGTTCTGCACCTGATACGCAGGAACGGGGGACGGTCGAAGCGCGTTAATGAGCGTAGCGTTCTGTGCGCTCTGGGACGCGGCAAGCCGCAGCGCCTGATTGTCCGCCTCAAGGGTCTGGATCTTGCTCTGCGTGAGGAAGTCGAGGATAGCACGGGTTCCGGCGTTCTGGTTGTCCGTAATGTCGCGGGCAACGTTCTGGATGGTGTTCCGGGTATCGCACGCCTGCGTCGCCATATCGTAGCGCACCTGTGCGATAGCCTGCCGGTTCTCGCAGCAGCAGTTCTGATTCTGCATCTGCATGGCGTTGAGCTGCTGCATAAGCGCCGCCTGCTGATTGCAGCGGGCAAGCTCCGCCGCGGAGAAGCCGCTCGTCACGGCCTGCGTCACACCGGCAAAGCCGTTAAGCATTCCAGTGTTCATCGCGTAGAAGCCGTCACAAACGCCGTTGTTCACCGCGTCGATCTTGCGCTCAATGTTCGCAAAGTCAGAGGTAAGAACATAACCATCGACTACACCGCCAGAATTGCCGCCGAAGCCATAGCCGCCGTTGCCCCAACCGAAAATCAGCGCAAAGATGATGATAGCCCACCAACCGTCACCGCCGAACATCCCGCCGCGGTTGGAATTGCCGTCGCCCTGTCCGGCGAGGAATCCGCTCATAAAATCGTCTGCCATAGAAAAAACTCCTATCAGTTTATTTACATCCGGGCGCGCGCCTCCCGGCTGCATTCGAGACGCGGCTTTTAATCAAGATGCCGAAACTGATAGGAGAATGTTTATTTAAGCCCAAGACCTTTGGCGATTTCGTCCACGGTCGTTCCGCGTTCCTTCGCCATGTTCTCCGCCATCTGCCTGAGCTGGTCGGGCGTCTTGCCCTGAACCATCTTTAACGCCTGTTGCGCTCGCGGATCACGTCCCGCCATCTGCTGTATTAGCATCATCGGGTTTCCGCCGGTACGGGCGAGGCTTATCAAATTGAAAAGCGGATTATTCATCATCGTCTTCTACCCTCCGGCGCTTTTTCGCTGTCAGCTCCGCCCGCAGAGCGTCAAGGTCGGCTTTCGTCGCGTACTCTACAGTCGGAGCTTGTTCCGGGGTGAAGAGCTTGAAATCAAAGAAGTCGGAAGCCCCCGTCTGCTGATTAAAGCGTTTGAGATAGATCATTCCGTGCCCGATGTCCGGCATTACGACGCCGAGAGAAAAATAGTCCGTGCTTGTGGCGATAGCCTCTTCTCGGCTCGTGACCGGTTTACAAACGTATCCGGGCGCGATCTGCTGCGGCTGCTGGACGGGTTGCTGCATGGGCTGCGGTCGCGGATACCCTCCGTAAAACTGCTGTGGCTGTTGGTAGTAGTTTTCCATTGCTTCACGTCCTTTCTTCCCCCATTGTCGCACAAAAAAAGAGGGCTAACCCATCGGTTAGCCCTCAAAAATCCCTCAAAATCCCATCATTCGATTGCAGCGGCGATCTTGTCCTTGATCGCCCGTATACGGCGCTCGACTTTCTCTGTGCCGTACAGTTCCGTGTCCGTCTGCATGGCGAAAGAAATTTGCAACACGCTCATGCCCTTTGCCCGCAGGCGGAAGATTTTTAATTCCTCGTCGGTAAAGCCGCAGTCCCGCTCAAACTGTTCGCGCAGCTCGCGCGGGAATTGCAGCTTATTCTTTGTCCCTGGCGTTGTTAAACTCCGTAGGAGGCTCTCTGTCGTCATTGGCTACACTCTCCATGTATGCGTTAAAAAGTGTCTCTGCGAGGCTTTCAGACGCCTCGACGCCATTGATGCGGCAGAATGTTTTTACGGATTCTTTCATGATTCCGCAGTGTCGGTTTACAAAGTTTTTGTTGCCGTCAGGCGGCTTTGAACTTATCGTTCATTTCCTTAACGGCGGCTTCGAGAAGCACCTTAAGCTCGTCCTCCGTGGTTTTGATGCCCTTCTGTTCGAGCATGGAGGCAGCGACAGCCATGGCGCGGGACAGCTTCTCGTCGCCGTGGATATCCTTATACACCTGTTCAATGTACGCAACGGTAGTTGCCGCTACCTTGCGTTTGGTATCGGTGTTGACGTACTTTTCGTACAGCCTGGCGGCGTAAGACGCGGCAATGCCGCAGATGGCGAGGATAATGTACTTGATGATTTCCATGCCGTAGGTAGTGATGATCTCGTTCATTGCAAATTCTCCTTACTTCAAAAAATCGTTTTTCTTGAGATGCCCGGCGTAGACGCTGTTAAGATGCTGGATGGTGTTTGCGGCGCGGTTGTTCTCATACAACGGGTGACCGGAGCAGTAGTCCTCGTATCGGTCAACGTCCCGAAGAACGTCCGCCCAATGCTCGGCGGTGTGAAGAACGCCCTGCCGCACCTCATCGCCGAAGCGGAGGATGCGGCTTCGCGCCTCGTCCGCGCGGCACGCGGCGTCGTCCTCGATGTGCTTTACGAGCTTGCCGTCTAAGGCGTCCAGCCGCTTCACGATCTCGTTGTTATTCTTACGGTTGGCGAGGATCAGCGAGAAAATGCCAGCAACGGCAGCCCCGCCGCATGCGGTGATGATTGCCTTTATGATTTCCATTTATTTCTCCTACTTTACTCCGAGGATACGGTTCACTTCGCCCTGCACGAGATCGTAAAACCACGCGCCGAGCTTCTGTTTTCGCTCCTCGCCGTTGCCCCACTTTCCGTCGAGCACCTCCTGCGCCATCGCCGAGACGCTCACGGTCATTCCTTCCTTTTCGTAGGGGCGGGGCTCTGCTCCGCCCGCCGCGCCATCGTCAAAATACGAAAGCGGGACGTGCATGATATCAAGGTCAAGCGGCTTTCCGCGGTACTGGTGAAAGATGCATTTCCCGGAAAGATCGGGATAGTGCTCCCCGTCGTTCCAGCCCCACGCCGCGATCCATTTGTCATACCCCGTGTCCCCGATGCGGTTTTCAAACCAGTCGAGATTTGCGTATACGCCGGTTTTGTTCCCGGCCTCTTCCATGGCTGCGCAGAACGCCATGCACATCGCGGTGATCGTCTCGTTAGACGGGAAGCCGTTATATACCTTGTACCCGTCCGCGTCCTCCATATCGAACCACACGCCGAGCCGGGGCTTCCGGCCATTGAGGAAGCGCAGACACCGCTCCGCCTCCAATTTAGCCGTCTGCACATTCAGCGCATAGCTGTACCAGTAGATGCCCCACGGGATACCGAGCGCGTCGCATTTGGCAATGTTGCGCTCCGCCCATTTGTCGGCATTTCGGATGCCGTATCCGCCGCGGATGATGACAAAGCCATCCTTGTACGGCGTGAAATCGAAATCGCCCTGATGCTCGGAAACGTCAATACCGTTCATTTCCATGTTCCTCCTGCTTTGAATTCTGCCAGCGCATTTTTCCAAGTGCCGCCCTTGCGGTACAGCGTTGCCTGCTTCCACGTCCCGCCGACCTTGAGATAAATCGTCGAGCCAAGAAGCGCGGGGGCGGTAAAGTTCGCGGTTTGAACGGCGACAGCGGCGTCAACACCTCCGACATTTGCGGTGATTGTGACGCCCTCTCCGGCTTCGCCGACAAAGTAGAATGTGGTCGTTCCCTTGGTGACACCGAAGGACGTATCCTCTGTTCCTGTGACGCCGCCTACATCGCACCGGAGCTTCCATTTTGCCGGGGGGTAATACGTCCCGTAGCTGCCGTTTGCGCTCGTAAGCTCTGCTTTAACGACAAACTGTCTGCCATTCAGACGGGCGATGTAGAGCTTTCCGGTAAAGTTCCAGTGGTTTGACCATCCCGAAATGCTCTTTTCCTGCTCCCAAGCGCTGCCGCTTGGAAGCTCCGGCGCTGTCTGTGACCATGCCATACCCGCACCTCACTCCGAATACATGAGATAGATATCCCCGTCGCTGCCGAGCTCGGCGCCCGGCTCTGTCGTTCCGGCGTAAACGTGCCGCACCTGATCGGCGGAAAGGCCAAATTTTGTGTAGGGAATATCGTCGGCGAGCTGACCCGCGCCAACCGTCTTGTCCGCGATCTTCTCCGCCGTAACGACCTTGCCGCCGAGATTCGCTGTGCCTACCGCGCCGTTGGCGTTGGACAGCGCTCCAAGATTCGCCCGCGCCGTTGCTGCGTCTGCGGCTCCCGTGCCGCCGGAATCGACGGGCAGCGCCGTGGTCTTAAAGGCCGCTCGGATTTTTGACACGATGTTAGACCAAGGGGTTTTCCGATTCAGCGATACGGAAACATCATAGAACGGGAAATAGTCCCCGTCCGCAAGCGTCGCTTCTGCGGCAAGATCTTTTGTCGCCGCCTGTTTCGCTTCGATCGCATCCAGAATCGTAGTTTCATCATCTGCGCTCACATGGATATCATCGCCGGTTAACGTCACATTGCCGGATGCGTCCGGCGATTTCGTGTTCACTGACACAACAGAGCCGGAACCGTTCATGCCGTTATAGACGGAAAATGTGGTAAACTCCCCATTGTCGAACGTGATTTTGTATGTGTCCGTCGTACCGGCGGCGTGTGTGCCGCTTTGCAGCGTGATAGACGCTATACCGTTGCCGTTCTTTACGTTGAACGTGGAGGTCGTTCCGTCCGTGAGCGTCACGGTGTAGGTGTCCGTCAAGCCGCTCGTTCCGGTTTTGGCAATGCTCTTGATGGATGAACCGTTTGTCACGGTAAAGTTGGTGCTTGTGTTATCCGAGAACGAGATTTTGTAAGTGTCCACAAGGCCGGACGTGCTGATTTTCGTAACGCTCGTGATTGCCCGACCATCCGTTCCCTTGTCGCCTTTTGCGCCGGTCGCACCACGTACCGAAGTAGTTTTTACCTCCGTATCGTCAGACATGATGAACGTCAGGGTATAGTCATCGTTTAGGGTAATGCTCTTAATGCCGCCGTGTCCGTCAAGAGCCGTTGCGAGGTCATTGATAAGCACCTGTCCGGTCAGGGACTTTGCCTGTCCCGCCTGTTCCATAACGAATAGGTCTGTCGTTGTTACGGTTGACGCTCTCGGAAGCTCGCCTACTGTTTTGTCCGCCAAGGATTAGCCCTCCTTCGTTTCCGCTGCAATCAATTTCTCGATGAGCAGCTTGATAAAAACGAGCTTCTCGAAATTCTCCCATCCATCGACGCGGAGAGTACCGAGAAGCTCCTTGATTTTGTTCAGTTCTTCCATGCTTAAACCTCGCTAGCATACTTCTGCCGCAGCGCCGCCCGTTGCCCGCCGGTTTCATTGACGAGGTATTCAAACTTCGTGTAATGCTCGAATACCGTCTCATATCCGTTTGCGGCTACATAGCGGATTTTCGCCGTTTTCTTCTCGTCTCCGAAGATCGCCGCTGCTTCCACGAATGAAAGGCCAGTCAACGTGACATACAGCAGTCCAACAGTAGCAAGACCGCAGAACGCGCACGGGTATTCGCTTCCGTCAAGAAAAATGATTTTGTCCATATATCTCCTCACTAATAACCAAGGCATTTTATTTGAACAGTATTCCCTACACCGTCTCTAAAAGTGTAAGTTGACAGATTTACAGTATACCCATACAGCCGAAATGCCTCGTTGGTAGAAAAGGATCCAGCAGAGGCGTTCATCGCCGCCGCTGTTGCAGCACCAGAAAAAACATCCCCGGCAAAATACCCGTTTGCGATGCCGCCGTTTAAGTATCCATTGGTATTCGCCGTCGTGATTGTTCCAGACCCTATCTGACTGCCTTGAATTGTTCCGGCGTCGCCGCCAGTCTGTATCCTGTTCGCATAGACATTCCCGGTAAACGTTCCGTCTGTTGCGTATAGTTGGCCGTAGCTGTTTACGCGGAATTTACCGCCGCCGAGGGCTATACCGTCCGCGCCGATGTACACACCGTCCACTGTCCCGTACAGCTCCGACAGCTTGTTATAGATGGCGTTCTGTGTGATGGTAAACCCGCTGTCTTTGCTGCCGATGAACCCGGATGTTGCCGTTATCTTGCCGGTGATGTCTACGCCGTCTTTCGTTGCCCTGAACACTTCCTGCCCGGAGCTTTCCAGAACAAACCCATCCGCCGTCAGCGACCAACCAAAAGAGGCGGAATTGCCGCCGGTCTGCGTCACTCTCGCGGCGATCTCCTGCGCGTGCAGTTCCAAAGCCGCCCGCATTTCCGCTTCGCTAGTTTCTCTGGCCGTGACCTCCGCCTGAATGCTCGCGGCATTAACTCTAAGGCTTGCCCGCGTCTCGGCAAACTGCCGGGTAGTTTTCCGGTCGGTCGGGGATTTGTAGGGGTACTCATGGTCAACAGCGTTCTCCTGCGGTGCGGCGATACGCGCCGCCATCAGCGTTGAGAAATTCGTTTCGTTGACATAGATTCCAGAGAAAACGCCGTTGATGGTAACGCCGTCGCCTAACTCTGCCGCAGGATCAAGCTTCGCCCATTCCGTGTCATACGGTCGATAGACAAACTCCCCGATGCTCTCTAAGATGTCGTTCGCCATCTGTTGAGAACCCCACGGGCAGTCAAGCTCTAAGACATTATCGCCCGTTCCGGCCTCGTAGCAGGAATCATCGTCAACGTTGATGCGGACTTTGGTGTATTTCGGCAGTTCCGGCGTTGAAGTGTATCCCTTTGCGCTTCTTCCGATAAAAACCGATTCAGACAAGGATCCTGTCACCTCCGAACGTGAGGACATACCCGGCAGTATCCACAAGATAGTGTGTCTCAATGCCGATCTCATTCAGCCGGACAAGACGGAGCTTTCCATCGTCCGACATGATGAAATTTCCCGCGTACATTGCCGCGATATATCCGAGGATTTCCCTCATAGCGTATCCGCCGGGATACTGCACCGGATACCCACGCTGCATGATGTCAAACGTGCGTGGATCGACCTCCACGCCCATATGCCCAGCAATAAGGCTTACAACGTCAATGTCCGTTTTGGGCCATTCGCCGATGTCCCCATTCACAGGAAAATCGTTCTCGGCCTTTAACATCGCGTCGTATCCGTGGAATACGATCTCGTCCGTGCTCTCTCCGTCGGAGCGTGTATCGATATAGAACACGCCCTTTGGTAGCCATTCGCTTTCCTTCGTGTCATTCACAGCACGGATAAACGGCTTGATGGAGGACATTCTCTTGATCGTCGCCGTCGGCTTTACCATCGTGACATCGATTTCCGCGGCTACACAGCACCCGACCATCGGCTTATCGTCCGTGAAAAGGTGCTGCGTGGTCTTGACCTCTTTGAGCATGTTCCCGCCATATCCGCCGGAATCGGAATCGTAATAAATCCTTGTCCCGCCAAACGTGATATAGTCTGCGTGCTCATCGATCAAATAAAACTCGTCGCCGATGACGAGCTTGGTCTCGAACCAATGCGTACCGGCGACGATTTCCTTGTATATTGCGCTTGTGTTCTGCATGGCTCATCTCTCCACAAGGGCGAGCGCATCAATGTTCCAGCGTTCTTTCCCATCACCGAAAGATGTATCGACCGTAGCCTCGCCGGTGCTATTGTACATCGTCGTGACTTGCGTACCCTTTAACCACGGGTTCGTGTAGGTTACTTCGACGTACTCCGGCATAAGCGCCGGTAGAACGATCTCGGCGTCTTTGGTGTACAGCGGCTTAAACGTTGCATCAATGCGGAATTTCGTTGCGATCCTCGCCCGGTGCATCGTGTAATCCATCGTGCGCCCCGCGTCCGAGCTGTCGCCGTCCTCTCTGGTCACGGTGTACCCGCCGCCGTCAAGATACGGAAGCATATCAACGCCGTTAACGATCAGTTTCATTTGCCGCGCCCCCTGTTCCGCTCCTCGGTATAGGTGTACATGATCTCACCGACCTTCCGCTTATCAAGGTAAACGTCGCTCGGTTTGATTTGTTCGTTGCCACGCGCCGTTAAACGGTCGAGAAGCGCGTCCAGTTTACTTTCCAACTCTGGGGATATACCATACCCATACCCGGAGGAAAACGCATTAGGTGGCACTACACCGCCCATAGCAACGGCGGGCATTTTCATGCTCAAACCGGCGAACTTATCCGTCATACGGTCGACGATGACGTCAGCGACCATCGACACCCACTGGGTGTTTCTCTCAAGCGGAATGACGGCCTCCGAGCCGTCTTCACCGGCAATAAACGGAGTGCCCTTTTTGACGATGCCGCCCTTGGCGAGACGCGGAATAGATACAGAGCTTGCACGCCAGTTTATACCGCCGCCACCGAAGAATTGCAAAACGCTGCTGAACGCCCCGACGAGGTTATTGAACATCGTAATAACGCCGTTTACAAACGCTTCCACAGTGCCAAGGATACTGTTGATAAGGGACGCGCCCCAGCGTTTGATTTCAACCCAGACGTCGATCCACGCGCTCTTGATCTTGTCAAGCGCCGCCGACCAATCGCCTGTGGCGAAACCGTATACAACAGCGGCCAGCGTTTCAAAGATTGCCTTTATAAGTGACAATGCCGTGCGAATAGCGCCGACGATATTGTTAAAAGAATACTGAACGACGCCGTAAAGCAGAATGAATATTTGCGAAAGGACGTTGCCCTTTTCGGAAAGCGTTTTCAACGCATTGTCGAACCATCCGTTTACTATGCCGCTGATCTTGTCGAAAAACGCTGTGATGTCGTCCCACCACCCGGACAGGAATGAACCGAGAGCAAGGAACGCTCCGATTGCAAGCGGTATCCATGAGCCGGTGAGAAGAGCAAGGGGAATCCCTATTTTGAGGAATCCTGTTGCCATCCTTGCGCAAGTATCCTTTGTCAGTTCCCCTGTTTCTATGAAATCCTTAAACGCGCCAACCAAGTCAATGACACCAAAAACAATAAGCGCAATTGCACCGGCAGTTTTTCCGAAAGCAAGACCAATCACAAGAGCCGTGATGCCCTCCAACAGGTTTTTAATAAGGCCGAGGTTGTTCTTGATCTTGTCGCTGATCGCTACATCTTCGTACTTGATCCCGCTGCCGGAACCGCCACCGCCGCCGCCACCGGAGGACGAATCCTGCGCAATAGTCAGCGTATCAATGCCCATGAGCTGCTTTTTCATTTCCTTTGCAGCGCCAGCGCCGGAGGATAGATTGTCGCTCAACTTTCCCGTGTTGGTTATGGCCCGCTTGAATGTGCTTTTCCCACTAAGAGCCGCAAAGAACGCCGCGATAGCGTCCACAGCCTTTGTGATCCAGCCAATGAGCGTCTGCAATACCGGGATAACCGCAGTAAGAATTGGAGCAAACGCAGCGCCCCATGAGGCCTTTAGCCCCTGCAAAGACGCTTTCAGTTCGTTAATGCTTTTCTTAGTCTCCGGGTCGTTCTCGGCATAAGCCTTTACCGCTTCAATGGTGTATTGCTTTAGCTTTCGGAAAAGAACGAACAGTGAGCGGATACCAATGCCATATTTGAGCAGATTCTTCATGCCGCTTTTGATGGACTGCTGCGCACCCTCCATTGCGGCCTTGATGTCAGCGCCTTTGGACGCATCGGTAATTGTCTGCGTCAGCTCCCCGGCTCTTTTTTTCTGTTCTTCCAGCTCCGCTGTCTGCTGTTTCAGTTTGTCAACGATTTTCGCGTCCTGCGCTTCAAGCCGCTGTGCGGCTTTCTCTTTCTCCGCGAGAATCTTTTCCTGCTCTGCAAGCTGCGCTTTGATTTCCGCCTGCCGCTGGGTCTCTTCGATCCATGTCTGCGGATCAGCATTGGCGTTAATTGCGGTTTTTGCCTCACTCTCGGCCAATGAGGATTTCAGCTTTTCGACCTTATCATAGGCTTGCGCCGCCTCGTCCTGCGCCTGTTTGAGCTGTTCAACGATGGGTGCGCGTTTCGCCTCGCCGCTCTCTATGTTCTTTTTGAGCCTGTCCATGTCGCGTTGGAGTTTGTCCAATTCTTTGGCGGCTTGCCCGGCGTCGATCTCTACCGGGAATCTAAGTTCTGTCGCCATCGCATCACGTCCATTTCTTCAACATTTCTTCGTCCTCTGCCGTGTACTTCGTCGGGAGCGTTACCAACTCCCGATTCTGCCGCAGCCATTCCCGCTCGTATTTTTCGAGCTTTTTACCTTTGGCCAGTTTCGAGCGCAGCGACACGATCTGCGAGAATGCGCAGTCCCCGCCGATCTCCATATACGCACCCATGAATGTCCACCAGTGGAGATATTCGACCGAGCGGCATTCGTAGCCGAGAACACGGTTGACCGGCGCGACGATATAAGGGAAGTCCTTTTCCCAGTCCACAAGACGGGCAGATTTCTTCCCGTGCGGCTGTCCGAGGTCGATGAACCAGAAGCTCTTCTCCAATGCTTCCGAATAGTCCGTCAGTTTTTCCCAATCGGGAAAAATCGTCTGTATTGTCGCCTCCGCCTTGTCTGTATCGGAAAAATCAGGGTCATTCAAGGCCTCTATGAGATCGAGAATAACCCTGTAGTCCGAGCGTATCGCATGGTCTGCACCGCCGACGGAAAGCGACACCGGCATGGAGTAGATCATTTTTTGAATTTTGCGAGATACTTTTGCAGCTTCGGATTCGTCTTTTTCTTTTCCGCTGTAAAGGTATCGTTCATGTTGTCGATGAGGCAGAGCATAAGGTTGCACCACACGGGCAGGCCGTCCGCCATTGCATAGGTGTTCATCGTGCCATACAGGGGAGTGCAAACATCAAAGCCGAAAAGACCGTTGATAAGCTCTCGCATCTCCCCGTCCATCGCACGGGCGGCAGCAAAGATTTTCTTCGCGTCGTTCTCCCCGACGAGCATCGCCTGGTATTTGTCCTGCTGCTTGTCCATCGCATCAAACGCATTAAAAACGCGCTCGATAAAGTCAATGTCGGTGAGGTTGAGCAACACCGTCACCTTTCCGTTAATGGAGACTTCCTGTACTCCGGTATCATGTCTAAGTTCAAGCATTGCTTAACCTCCCATTCTCAAGCTGCCGGGGTAAACTCGACAGCGCCGCCAGAACCCTTAGTAGCCGTGCCGATGGTGCGAGTGCCGCCGTAAGTTACATTGATGGGCATACCGACGCTTCCGCCGCCCTCGCCGCCGAGACCCGTGGCCTCTACCATGCACGCCTCGTAGCGCTCGGCAAAACCCGCGTAAGTATGGACGATGAGCATATCCATAGCCGCAAGCGCCATCGCGTCCTGATCGACAACGGCAAGCTTCCAGATCTTCTGCTGCGCCGCGTCGCCGCTGTCCAGCTCGCACGGCTCGAAAGACTGCGTAATGACAGGCTTCTTCATCGTGCCGTAGGTGTCGCCGAGAATGTCTTTCTTTCTCTCGGCAGACCAGTCGTATTCCTCGGAGCTGTCCTCCACGCGCTTGCCGATCACCGACCAAACAGGAGCGGAACTCGTGCCGGTATTCAGATAAGCGAGAAGCAGCTCACGCGCCACAGTCTGCCCCGCAGCAGTGGTAAACGTGTATTCAGCCATTCGTTATATCACCTCATAAATTAAAGTTAAAAGGATCTGGTGATCCTCTACGTCTCCTTCGTATCGGGCAAAAAGAGCCGCCGCCGTGTCGCGTTTGACTTTGCGCACGCGGATACCGTCCGCAATCGTCAGGCTATCCACGTTCGCCTCCGCCCACGCGCCGTATGCATCCAGCACCTCGTCCGCGCTCATTCTCTCGTCGGCGTTCTTCGCCGGGACGCGATAAATGATTTTGAATTGATACTGCGCCTGATACGATCCGTCAATAAACTGCTTGGTTTTGTACGCCGCCTGAATGGTAGATATGCATAAACCGCTTTTCTCGCCCAACCATTCAAAGTCGAGCTTGGAAAGCGGTTTATCCGGGTACGTATTCAGCCATTGCCGCACGGCGCGGCTCACGTCTGCATTTTCTTCCGCAGACACCAAGGTTTTAGGTTTTTTCTCATCCAAGGGACGAAATCACCGCCTTTTCTGCGACACGCGCCCACTTGTCGCCGTTTTTCTTGTAGGATGCGTCCATCCAATGGGATTGAGCTTGCGGGTGCATGTCCGTCGTGAAAACAAGGTCTTTCGCCGTCGGCGTGAGCGTTGCGCCCTTGTGCCAGCGCAATCCTACATCCGGTATGTTCATTGGGCCTTTACCAGTTGCGGCGTCAACCATGACCTTGCCCTCATACAGATATCGGGCTTGGTCGCCGGTATAGACAATCTCATTGCCATCCGTCCGCGCCATGTTTGAGAAAACGCCCGTCAGCGCAGGGACAAAGGGAATCGTGTCTTTCAGCGCTTGTGTTGCAACAACGATCTCCGCTGCTTTACAGGCAGATTTGAAGTTTTTCCCGCTCACCGTTTTGATTTTTAGCGTGATCCTCATTTGCCGCCGACCTGCCAGTGCATCATGTCGCCGCCGAAATCCCGGACATCAACTGTGCTCACGTCAAACGCGTAATCATATTTCTCTTGCAGCTGCGCAAGGCTCATCATTTCGGAGACCTCACCTTTGACAAAGTAGGTGGATGTGGAATTGCTATGCCCACCGCTGTCCAGTGTCCACAAACCCTGTTGATTCTCTGCCGCATAAAACGCTTTCGGCTCGCCATACGTTTTCTTGTCGCCTGTCGTACTGACCGCATCAACGGAAAAGGGGATGTAGAGAGTAGCGGCGTCAGCGTCAGAAAGCCCCGTCTTTGCAACATTCGTTCCCTTGGACACATCCAACAGCACACCACGAAGAATGGTGATGCTGCTGTGCATCTTTAGGTCGTCGTCCTCGTAGGAGTTAAAGACAGTCACAGTATGTGGGAACACAGCGCTGCCCTCCTCTGTACAAAAGCCCTGTCCATGCCAGATAGTCCATAGCGATGTTTTCCAGCGTTTTCCGGGCGGCTTCCGCCGTCTCCGTTCCGCTTGCGTATGTTTTGCTCCACGCGCCTACGGTCTGGCTCTTGACCTCGCCTCCGCTCATGCTCTGCGCTTTGGCGTTCTCAATAATTTGATACTGTTCCGCCAGTGCGCAGCAGCACATCGCAATCGCGTTGCCATCGTCCGTGTAATCCTTCGCCTTGCCCATGGTGTAATAGTCGATGAAGGAGCTTGCCCGCTTGGATGCACGGGCAAACTCCTGTTCCGTCAGGGCGCTGCCGAGATATGTTTCGGTGTAAAACGTGTATGTTGCGTACATCTGCGCCCCTCCGGTTTATCAGGTCTTGACGGAGACCGTAGCGTTACCGGCGTTCTGCGCCTTAAAGGTGCTGTCCGCCTCAACGACCGTGATCTTCTGTCCCGCCGTCGCGTTGATATCGCTGTGGCCGTCCCACACAGACCAGCTCTTCACGTTCTGGCCGTAGGTGACAGTCTCCGCGCTCGCGCCGAGCTTGTACTTATACACATTGGTGGCCTTTTCCTTTGCCGGGGTAATGGTGAGCGCCGTCGTTCCGGAATCCGTACCCGCCGCGGACTGCACCGTAAGCGCGCCGAGCGTCGGCGTAGCATCAACGTCGATAACAGCGATACCGTCGATATACTCAGCGAACAGCGTCACGCCCATAATGGCGAACGCTTCGGAAACAGCGGTGCTGTAATTACCCTGCGTGTGGAAGCCGAGCAGCGGGGTTTCACCGTCAACGGTGAACTCAAGATCGGCGCGGGAAAAATCGCTGTCCGCAGGGTCGACGTAATACATGACAATGTTCTCAACGGGGGTAGCGATAACACGACCGCGCTGAATCTCATCCTCAGAGAGCAGGAACACGGTGTCATAGCCCATGAAATTCTTGATATAGTTGAACCCGAACTCGCTCTGAACCGTGATCTGCGCGCCGCCGAGATAGTCGTAGAGGTCAAGCACGTTGACAAAGCCGACAACGCGAGTAGCGGTGCGGTGCATCAGCTTAAACTTGTTGAGAACCTGCCCCATCGCCATGGCAAGAGCTTTCTGCCAAGTGGTTTCCTCGGATGCAAGCTCACCGCCGTTAAGGTACTTATAGAAACGATTCGTAACGTTGGACTGAAGCTGGAACAGAAACTCGTCATCGGTCATCTGCACGGCGACATCGTAGCCATAATCCTTGATTGCCTCGATAGAAACGCCCTTCGCGTACTTCTCGATGGTGATCGTGGCGTAATCCTTGGTCTTAATCTCCGCCTTGCTGTACGGGATTTCCTCGCCCTCGCCGATGTTGCCGTCCTGAAGCGTAAGCGTCGCATACTTGGACTTGAGTACCGTGCCGGGAGCTTTCTTGATGGGGCGCATAATGCCGAGAATGTCGCGCAGATGCTCCCAATTGCGGCTGAATCGCGTGACGAAATCGACCTCACGCGGATTCACTTTGATGTCAGTAGTTTTGGTAAGGTTTTCCTTAGCCATTTAAAAAATCACCCTTTCATAAAAAGTTCGTAGTTTTCGGCAATGGCTTTCTGGCGCGCCGTTGCGTCCTTGATGTCAAGAATCTGCTTGCGCGTCATTCCACCGCCGCCGTTTTCGAGAGAAGCGCCGGTGTCTACACGGGCGCGGCGCGGCTTGTAATCCTTGAGAAATTCGTCCGCCGCCGCCTCGAATGTCACATCATCGGACACTTTCTGCGAGATTTTGAAGACATAGTAATCAATGTCATCCGCCTTGACGCCTTTACCGGTAAGATACTTTTCCCGCTCATACTGCGTGTTTTTGGCGGTCAGTTCATCGAGCGTCTTTTTTAGCTTTCCGTTATCGTCGGTAAGCGTCTTGATCTTGTCGGCCTCGGTCTCCTGCGATTTCTGCCGATCGCGGAATTTGGTAAGCTCCTCCGGAGTAGGCATACCCTCCCGCTCGCGCTTCAAACGTTTGTCAATGATCTTGTCAACCTCTGCCTGAGTAAACGTTCGCTCAGTAGTGGTGCTGGTTTCTCCGCTATTTTCGGTTGCGTTTCCGTTCGCCATAGTCTCATCCATTGGTAAAAATCCTCCGTTTTCCGCCCGTCGGCGTAATTCCGCTTAACGCCCGTCGGCAAACAAAAAAGGAGCCTATCTCCGTTGAGACAAACTCCTTGAATGTTTTATAATCGGGCAGGGCTGCGATGGGAAGCCCTGTATCTGCGCCCGTTTTAAACCACCACTAACCGCGAATTTTTTTGTTCTCGCGGCAAAACACAAGACGCCTTTCACGTCAGATACTTCCTGTTATGCATGGCCGCTGTTGAGCAGTAGCGACACGGTATTTCTATCCCCCTCCGCAGGGGCAAGACAGAGGGAAAGGAAGGAAACCTCTGCCAAAGCAAGACCGTTATTTCTGTACCCGCCACAAGGCCAGGCGGCGCTCTCTGTTATGCTTTTGAAGAATAGGTATAGAAAAAGCGCCGTGTTTTTACACGATGCTTAATTCTCTGTAATTTTGAATATGTCAGCTGCGTCGATACATAGCCCGCCATTTATAGTGATGTACTCTTCCGGCGTGTCCTCATCCTCGCCGAACTCACAGTAGACATGACAGCGGCCTTTGTATTTGTGCCCGGTTTTTGTTTCCACCAAGACATCTTTGCAGTTGTATGCGAGCAGCTCATTGATGCTGTACATAAGAATCTTTCCTCCCTTTGTTGTCAGCATAAGCGGGAACGATGTGCCAGCCCTTTTTACGGCTGTAATGAATCGTAAAACAAGACGTGTCGATTTTTTCTCCGGTTTGCAAATCTACTGTTTGCCCGATAATCTTATCATTGGTCGTAATCAACTCTGCTTCTTTCCATCTACCTATTTTTTCGTCTCGCATGATGATTCCGGTACTCGAATACTGATTGAAAAGCTCTTTCAGTTCGTCCTGCGTAACCGTAACGATACTCGGACCGTACAAACCGAGCTTTTGTTGTTTCTGGACGTACATATTGTACTCGTTCGTACCGGGATAATGTTTGTTCTGCTGCCCGACGTTCATCTCGTGCGAGTATTCGTTCTGAATCCTGCGCCGGATGGGAAGATCGCGGAGATATGCATCAACGTTTCCGTTCTCGCTGCCTGTATCATACATCCCCTCAGCCTTTTTGACAAGCTCTCGGTATGCATGATTTGTTTCTCTTGCAGCATCCGCGCCGAACTCCGCAATATTCCCGTGCTCCCGCTGCGGCCGCAGTCCTGCCGCCTTGCTGAAAGCCTCGTATTCCTCGTTGAGACGACGATACCGTACAGCCTTGGTCGTATACTCCTCATCGTCTCCGCGTCCTTTAGCGGCTATCAGCTCACGTTTAACTTTACGCATGGACGCTTCAACCTGTCTTTGCTTTTGCGTTGCCTCGTAAAAGGTGTATTGCTTGCCCTCAAACTCAAAAGGCGGCGGGTCGATGTTCTCTAGTTCCTCATCGGTGTATGTCCGCTCGGAAACGCCCTCGATCCAGATATGGTACATATGGCGGCAGTTAGCGCCGCACAAGCCGTCCACCTCGTCAAGACCGCAGACCTCATATATAGACGGGTAAATATCGCCGGTGCGGACGGAATAAACGCGCCCCTGCCATTTCTTGTGGCTCGCCCATGGCGTTTTACCCTCTCCATCTCGCGCCCCGCGGTGCGCCGTAACCTCTCTGTACGGAGTGTCAAACAACGTCGCCGTCTGCTCGGTGTACTGCCGGGAAAGCTGGGTAACGCCCGTCATAACGGCTCTGCGGGCGGCAACGTCAACACGGTTATGCCAGCCGCTTTCATAGTCAACGTACTGCAAGCCGCTGTCCGTCAGCATCTTTGTTGCGTCAAGGATCGCAACGTTATAGCTCTGGCCGCTCTCCACGCGCATTAAAGCATCATCAAGGACGCGCTGGTACATCCGTCCTATATCATCGACCTTTACCGTGCCGTCCGGCGCTCGGTACGCAAAGCCCATGCTTCGGGTAATGTTCGTCAGCTCTCCGAGCGTCTGCATCTCAATGGCGTTGATTTCCTGCATGAACAGGTCGGCATTAAAATTGTTTTCGCCGAGAATGAGGTTGTCGTCGATCAGCGTATCAAAATACTGCTGGTTTCGTTGGACAGCCTTGTTCCATACGGTGTCAAACTCGCTCTGCGTGATCTTTAGTGTCTTTCGGATATACTCGTTGATTTTCTTGTAATCGTATCCCCGCCGTTGCAAGGACCGTATATGCTCTATCGCCGTCTCCGTCATTTCTCCGGTCATGGCAACACGGGAGCATATGTCCTCAAGGATTTGTTCTTCTAAACGCTGGAAAAGATAAATCAGCGGCAAGGGAAGTGAGTACATGAACTCCGGTGTAATCGGGTAACGCATTACGCATCACCCGAAACAAGGCTCTCCATCTTCGGAAGCATTTTTGCGGCGGTCGTTTCATCTTCGCCGTACCATTTCATACGGTATTCCACAAGCCCCATAACACCCATGGAAACATCAAGGCGGTCTTGCGCCCGCGCTGATTCCGTGTCAATAATGATGCTGTCATCGAACTTTACGGTTACCTCTACGTTCTCGTTGAAGCCACCGCCCATGTATGTATTGCCCAGCCGGAGAATGATCCGCGCAAGGTCGATAAACACGCTTCGGAGAATCTTTTCGTGCTTCACCATGGTTTTGTACATGGTGGAGTTTTCGGATATGATCTGCGTAGCTGTGGACACGCTTCCCCTGTCATAACGGTAATAGTTCTCACCGAATCCGCACTTGCTTGATAGGACGTTCAAAACATCCTGCATGGCCGTATTGTGCTCGGCAACTCGGAGCGTCATGTCGCTTTCTTTAAGCAGTAATGTCGGGTCTCCGTCCTCCGGCAGAACGTAATATGTCGTATCATTTGGGTCGAATATCGGCTCACCTTTTACGTTCTTTGCCGCCTCCGGCTTTACGAATATTCTCTTTTTGCCAAGAATAAACTCGTTGATATACGAATCATAAACAATATCGCAGCCTTTGAGCTGGTCGATGCTGTTTGCAAACACCGATACGCCCATCGGGGAATTGATATCAAGATTGTTTACGATGTTCAGCCGGTCAATGACGAACTGCGGCTTATCGCTTCCCGTATTGATCGAAGGTTGTACCGTTTCAAACCCTCTGACGGAGGACAGCGGCACTTCATCGTAGTCTTTGGCCGTAACAAGGTAGTTTTCGATATAGTACACGCCGCTTTTCAGATGGTGAATCTGGATATAGAAATACTCATTCTCTCCATCTGTCACTTTGGAGAGAAAAGCGCATTCCCGTACCACGCGATTTCTCCACGAAAGCGGGTAAATGCGATCTGCCGTGATGTAATCAATTTTGATGCCGTCGGCATTCCCGCCGATCTCTCCGGTTTCCGGGTCGATCTCCGCGCCCTCGACGCGCAGCACATACGCCGCCGTGCCAAGCGCGGATTTAAGCTCCTGCATTTCGCTGATCTTAACCTCGAAATTGTTTGCAGCGCAAACAGAATCAAAAAACTCCTGCTCTTCCGGCTTTTCTAACGTTATCAGCGTTTTTTCGTTTTCGAGCAGATTCGCCCAATCCTCGCAAACCCTTTTTGCCATACCAAGCGACATACGGTTGCAGTCAACGTTCGTTTGCCCGTTAAATACTCGGTAATTGTGGAAATCTTTGACTTTCCCGTCATACCACGAACGCCAGCTTTTGATAGCGTCATAGATCGACGGTTGCACAACGTCAAATCCCTTTTCGCGGAGAAAACTGTAAATATCACTCATGCCCTATTACCAAACTTTCTATATACCCGTTCAAGGGCGTATCTTGTACTGTCAATGGTGTGATTATCCTTATCCGGATACCCGCTGATAACATTACCGTCTTTATCCCTGTCAAATTCATAGTTTACAAACTCCTTATATACCGTCGGGGTGCGCTGCGGGTCAATAACAAGTCTGCGGCTTTGCAACCACTTCATGCCGTATTCGACGCTTCCGGGGCCTTTCTGCGCCGCTTGCGCGTGCAATCCGCATGAACGGAAGTCTGCAACACTTTTCGGTTCGGCGCTGTCGCACGTTATAAACGCATCGTTATACCCGCGTTCCATTATCCACGCGGCATTATCTGCATTGCTGGTTTTGTTGTTGCAGTGCTCGTCTATAAAATAAATCGTCTCCCGCGCAACGTCGTAATGTACGCGCACGAAAGCGAATATGTCGGGGTAATATCCCCAGTCAACGCCCTGATATATCCGGTCGAATCGCGCTATCTCATCATCCGTGATCGTCCGCGCTGTGATGTTGTCAAATACGTTTCCGCCGTCGCCGTTCGGGATGCCGAGATATTCATGCTCATATGCCGCCGGGTTGACATCTTTGAGATGTTCTGCGTCGTTGAGAAACACCGTGCCAAGCCATTCGGGGGGCGCTTCAAGGTACGTCGAGTGATGCCGCACCCGGTTTTCGTTCGGCTCAAGCATCTGCTGATTGACCCAATTGGCGCGGCTCTTCGGCGGGTTATAGGACGCAAAGAAATAGGAATCAACACCGCCGCGGAGAATGGATTGCTTCACGCTTCGCAGCTCCGCAGCTCCGGCAAGCTGGTCAAGCTCTTCCACCCACAGAATACCGATATGACCAAACGGCGGCTTTATGGATTTCAGCTTTACAGGATCATCACACCCACGGAAATAAATCTTCTGTCCGGTCTTTTTGAGCGTGATTTCAAGAGGCGAAACCTTAAAATCAAAGTCTCCCGCTATACCAAGCTCATTGATAGCCCATTGAATTTGCGAATATACGCTGTCTTTGAGTGTGTTCGTCTGCTTACGGACGATACAGGCGTGCATCGTCGGATTGTTTTCCACAAGCTCAGGAACCTTGAGAGATATAAAGGACGATTTCAGACCGGCACGACCACCATCAAAGATGTAATCCCTGTTCGGGATGATCTGCCGGTTTATATCAACAAACGCCTTGCCGATAAGCTCGGCGGGTATTTTGCAGGGTCTGTCCTCTGCCGCGCCCTCGCTCGTCCATGTCTCCCAGCGGTCAACGGCTCTGTCATCGCCGCTTATCGCCTTGCCGTATACGCCCGCTACAATAGCTGCATTACATGTCATGTCCTCGTCATCAATGGCGAGACCGGCACGCGTGATCTGGCTTTTGAGCTTTTCCGGCGCGGGCTGCTGCGCTATCGACTTTGCGAGAGATGCAAGGCTCTTATTAGCCCTGCGAGCTTCCCCGGAGGCTATACCGCCTTTTTGCGCGATCTTCCTTTGCTCTTCCTTTGTTCGTTTGTCCAATGGGACAAGGTTTTCTTTGCCCTTTCGTGGCATACCCTCCCTCCCTTGAAAATGACAAAGCCGCTTAACGCGGCCATACTGTTATTTTTTGTACTTGTACCACGGCGATTTCTTTGTCGCCGCGTCTATGTTTCTGTCTTCCCACCACTTAAGGTCTTTTTGCGCTTCTTTCGTCCTGCCGTTAAGCAAGTGTCTTGTCGCGCTGTATACGAGATCGTAATACAGGCGGTCTTGGCTGTACCGGGAATCGGCATGACGAATGTAAGCGTCGGTGGCACCGTAAAGCGCTTTCGTCGTTTCCGGCTTTGCCGTTATCTCCCCGTCTTTTATCGCTTTATAAATCGTTCCCGCTTCTTTTCGGGTGATTTGTCCGTATTTATACGGTGTGTATTCTACTTTATCGCGCTTTGGAGAAATCCCGCTTGACGCCCCACGCCCGCCCATTTTGCCACATCCTTTGTAAAATAAAATTCGCCGTTCTGAATTATCAAAACGACGATTGCTATTAAATTAAATAAAATGGCAAGCGGGCGGATTTCAACCGCCATCTCCGCTTTCGCGGCGTTTTCACTCGTAAACTACTACTTGCCGCTTCTATTATTCCACACGCTTTTTACCCTGTCAACCAGCTTCTTTTCTTTGGCGCTCAGTTTCTTGGTTCCATGTTCATCATGGATGTAACCGTAGTGTGTATGCTCTTTTTCGCTCTTGCCATCGATAAAGTGCGGTTGCCCATTAAGGTCAATCGTTTTATATCGTTTGTTCTCTTTGTCGTAAAAAGAAATAAATTTTATTACATCCAGCCTGTTAACCGTAACGTATATGCGTCTTCTCGTCTGCGTCTCAAGCGGAGCTGTTGCGCTGCCGGAAAGCTGGTATTTTACAAACTTAATGTTTCCATCCTGCAATATCGTTTTGTACTCGCTGCCGTATGGGTGCTTTCCCGTGCCGCTTGCCGCGCCTCTGCTGCCCATTATACCCAGCGTCCCTTTCGCTTCCCCGATCTGCCCCGCCTTATAAGGGCCTCGGACGATTCGGGCCGGTCTTCTTTTCTGAGCCCATCTTTAAAAACATAACCCTTGTGGTGCGTTGTCCTTTCAACAATATCATCTTTTTCCGGGCTCGCCATCTTGCTCGCATGGACTTTGTGGTAGATTCTTCGTTCTGTGTATGTATAACGCACTACGCCGTTTTTGTCCATTGTAAATTTTAGGCCCCCTGATTCAGGACGTTTTGTAAGGGAATTTCTTATATTTCCCATAATGCGTTTCTGTTCTGTGGTTGCATTATGGAGGCTTATTACGCCGCTGCTTGCTCCGCGTCCGCCCATCAGCTTTTCCCTCCGAATCTCTCCGTGTTGTGATTTGCAATGTAACTCACGCCACACGGGAATTTATATCCTATATCGCCGCCGTAACATACGACATGCGACGGTCTCACCCTCTTTATCGCTTCATTCATACCCGCGAACCATATACCACCGGCGTTTTTATCGTGCTTTACGCCTATTGTACTAACGGAAACTACACCGCCCGGCTCAATGCCGTCGAAGCAAAAATCAAAGCTTCGTTCATCCGCCCATTGCAACGTTGGAATAACTGCTATGCCAGCGTCCTGCATAATCTGCCCGATCAGCCGGGAACGGTACACGTTCCATATCTGCATGGCGAGCGGCATATCCAGATAGAGCGAAAAGTCCGGCGTGAGAACACAATCGAACATACCAAGTTTATCAATGTACTTGTCGGGCGTTGTCCATACCCGCTCAAACTGGTAATCGTCGATATAGAAGTGTATGCCTTTGTCGTAGTCTTCGCTCGTGAGCATATAGTTAAAAGAGATCAAATCCTCCGGTATGTGGTCTGTTGCTTCCAATGTTGGCATGTCCCACTTGCCAGCGGCGCGTTCCGCGTCATAATCGCGCAGATTCATTTTACTGTACGTCTTCTCTCGTTCGTCGCCGTAATAGCCGTCGTCCTCTTCTTCCTCCGTCTCATCGGCATAGCCGAGAAAACCGAGGTCAAGGCCCGGAAGCTCCAAGGACAACATATTCTTGTCAAAACCGCTGTCCATTGTGGTCTTGTTGTGGGCGATGGTATACTCCCGGCGCTGCTTGTCGGTCAGATGGTCGAGCCGTATGCACGGCGCTTCTTTTATTCCCATCTGCCGCAGGGCTTCAAATCTCCCGTGCCCCTCTACAATGGTGTTAGATTTGCCCCATACAGCGATAGGGTCGTTCATCCCATACCGAGCGATGGATTCCTTGATCTCGTCGATCTGCTCTTGCGGATGCTCTTTTGTGTTGTTGGCATACGGCTTTATCTCGTCCAGCCGCAATGTGATTACTTCCATCTCCGCCGCCCCCTCCGCTGCGTACGGCTTTCCCGCCTTTCGGCTTCGCCCAAAACAAAAAGCCACGCTTTGGCGCTCGGTGATCGTCCGGCGTCTCTGCGTGGCTTTGCTTATTAACATTATACCACGGGTTTTCCGGAATGTCACTGACAGAATACTGACAATTTACCTTCCTCCGTGCCGTGCAATATTGTACCCCTCAAGCGCTCGTGTCGCCTTGCGCCATACCGTTCGCTCATCGCAGCCCAACTCATTGCTCAGCCGGTCAACGCCGTCCCTCTGCTTGTCGATGTACAGCACTTCAAGGATTCGCCGTTCCTCGTCTGTCAGCGCGGCAAGGGCTTTCTTCGTCAGCCGCACCTCCGATTCTGCAATGCGGAGATTGTCGGACAATAGATCGATCAGGCAAATGCTGTTGTTCATGCGTTCCTCGTACGATGTGCCGCCGCCCTGAACCGGGGCCGTCCCCGTGGATGCGCTTTTAATGGACGTCATGCGGTCGCGCTCCATGTCGATCTCCTCCGGTATGGACAGGATCGCCGCCTCGTTTTTCCGTAGGTTGAAGAGGTCGGCCTTGCATTTCATTTTCCAGAGTTCGTTCACTTTCTCACCTCGTCATTCAATGTTAAACGCGCTGTACCGCGTTTTTCTTTTTATCGTGTGAATTTATAAGCGCGGATTTCCGAAGCGTTCGCGGCCTCTCTTGCGAGCCTCGTTTGCAGATTTTCAAATTCCGTACTGCTGCATTGCTGCATTTGACGTGAAAGCAAGAGCGTATCGCAGAGCATCTGCGGCGGGGGCGGCGCGGAAACGAAGACCCTAATCCCGTGTCTTGTTCCGCAATACTCGCACACGCTCCCAGTGATCGGAGCTCCGCAGTTCAGGCAGTTTGTCACAAATCTCCCACCCGAACTCGTCCTTTATGGCGTCTCTGACCATCCAGATGTTGAGATTGCCGCTTCCGACGCTCTCCCGGATGTTCGCCACCTCCGCCGACAGCTTGTTCACGTCCTCCTGCGTAGGATTGAAGCAGGACATCCATGCCCAGACGAAGATCGTCATGGCAATGGACACGGCCTTGTGCATGGATACGTCTTTCGGCTTGCGTTTGGATTTACTGCTCATCGGTTCTCCTTTCTCCGATTTTGTTATCGTCAACAAAATCGGCTCCCCTCTCTCCGTCTGCGCAGAAGAAGTCCTCCGGCACGGTGCAATCAACACAAACGCCGTGTGAGCAGCACAAGCCGCCGATGTCCTCCCAACTGTGTTTGCAGTCCTTGCAATGTACGACCGGCTCATACCCCAGTTGCACCGCCATACGCTTAAACTGGCTGCGGGTGGGGCGGTCAATATCGACCGTCGGAATCTTTTTCATTTCCTCGATTACGAGATCGGAAACGTATATTCCGTTCTGCGGGCTTTCTGCGTCAATCAGGCGCATCGGTTTTCCCCTCCCTTCTTTTTCGGAGATGTTCACGAATAAAATAAGAATAAATGTTCAGCAACACGCCTTCTTCAGCTTCGTTGAGGGAAATGCCCATCATCGCATATTCCGGCCTTAGCAAAATGTGGATCATAGCCTCCTCCCACTGCACAAGGCTGGCTACGTCACTTACTACCATTGTCTTCCTACTTTACTTCTTCCAGAAAATCAAAGCTGTCCGTGTTCATCTTTGATTGCTTCCCGGATTTCCCAAATGTTCAGGTTGCCGAGATTGACGCTTTCGGCAACGTTGTTCAGGCTTGCCTTCAGCTTCTGCACATCGTCCGGGGACGGATGAAAAACGTCCATCCATGCCCACACGAACATGATTTCGGCGGCTGTTACAGCTTTTGTCATGCTCACGCGCTCCGGGCGGCGCTTTTTAGATTTGCTGCTCATCGGTTTCACCACCCATATTTCGCATGATATGCTACTTTCCGCAGGTACGGCGGGATGCATTTCCGCTCGATCTCCTGCATAAGCAGCCGCTCTGTTTCGCGCTTGGACAGGGGCTTTGGCTTCGGCGGAAGTTCGCCGCGCTTTGCGGCAATGGCGACCGGGTTTGTTTTGTGTTCACCCATCGGATTCACCGCCTTTATACTTCGGCATGTACGCCCATGCTTTCACGCCGTCCCAATCACCGCGTGTTTCAAGCTCGAACAGGTTGTTGCACTCATCGCAATCGATCATGCACAAGTCCTGCGAAACGCCCCAGCTTGTGGCGACAAGGATTTCCTGCCCGTCATCCGGCATTTCGCAGGAAAATATATATTCCGGGATTTCATAGTCAGCGCACCCGCTCTCGGCATACTCGGATTTTTCTTCTTCGGTCAACGGGCGCGTCGTGATCTCGTGCCAGATGATTTTTTCTTCAAACATCGGTGTTATCATCCTTTCTCTGATAGCAATTCAGCCGCGGATCTGTCGTTTCGCAGAAGCAGCAGGGCTTTCCGTCCGCAGCGCTCGGCAAACATAAACGCATTTTCGTGCATCCATGATCCGCCGGGCAGGAATCCCGCGTCCCGGAGCTGCTGCACGGTCGGGACGTATTTCAGCTTGTAGCTTTTGGCTTTCATCCGAGCCCTCCGACCGCAATAAGCGGGCAATCGCTGCGCCTGTACTGCATATCGCAGGGATTTCCCTCAATGCGCCAGATTTGTTTATCTGCAACGCCGTAGCAGACAGGGAAGTCGTCGTTTGTATACCCACACAGCGGACAGCTGCCGCAGGATTTTGGCATGGCGTCTACCGTAATGCTGTAGATTTTCATTCCGCACCGTCCATTCGTGCGCCGCAATGAGGGCAGAACGCGCTCTTGCCCATAAACGTGTTTGGGTTATGGCAGATGGAACAACTATAGGGCTGATAAAAATCGTGTAAAACGCCCTTCCAATTTTCCCGTTTTACGACAAGCGGCACCCATTTCCCGTGCTGTGCAACTGGCGCATATTGGTTGCACTCTGCACAAGGTTGATTACCAGTCGCTCGACAAACGAGATAATGATTGCAGCTTTGGCAAATACTTTCTGCCCCCGCCTTGATTGTCTGGTGGATATCAATCATTTTCTTCACCCTCCACGCTCCATCCGTCCATAACAGCGCCGCAATGAGGGCAGTAGGACGTTCGGCCAGCAAAACCGATTTCGCAAACAGAGCAGTACTGAATATCTCCTGCAAACTCTGCGTGAAATGGCATCCATTTCCCATGCCGTACCGGTGCAACATCGGCGGCAGGAATCCCTTCAACAAAACACTTCAATGCGACAATTTCTGGCTTCCAAAGCGTATCCATGCAAGCGTCCAGATGGTTAATCACCGTCTCGCGCTTTATGCATTCATCCATTATCCGCACCTCCCTTTTTTGGCAGCTTGGGTAACGGCATCCAGTCAGTAACAGCGCAATCGACCGGGCTGTTGTAAATATCGTCTGGCGTGAACTGTCGATTTTCCCACCATCCTTGCGGAACAAAATAATCGTCATTTTCTTCGCTGTACGTCCCGTAGTTTTCCAGCTCGTACCAATTCCAGATACTGTCTTGCGTCAAGACTGTGCCGTCCTCGTAGATTGCAGGGCAGACAAAACGGTACCCGTTTCTATCACAAGCGACCAAAACTTCGGTTTCGACCTTCGGCAGTCTATCCTTGACGCTGATCCATTGCGGGACGGAGACGGCTGGGACAGCCCGCAGCGCTTCTTCGATTTGTCCCACATTAAACCCGAGTGTTCGGCGAATACCGTTAGGATCGCTATCATAGATTGCTTTGATCGCCGCTTCGCGTTCGATGTATTCAGCCATTGTCAGCCCTCCTGTTCCATGCATCAGACGCATCTTTGAGTGACACTGCATCAATCAGTATCGGGTCGATGATGCAGCAGTTGTATTCGTCATCGCCGTATGTGTGATAAACTTTGAACACCCTGTCAAGTGAGTTGTAGACAATCGACACGGGTTTCCCGCAGAACGGGCAAGGTTTAAGCTCCTCCATTGTCATCACTCCAATCAATCGCCTGTCCGCACACTTTGCAATAACTTCGGCTTAATTTCTTGCACCCTTTTTCCGTGATTTTATGTCCGCAGTTCGCGCACATCAAAGCGCACCTTGTTTCTCTCGGCTTCTTCGGAATCTGCTTTTCAATGGCCGCGATCGCCGTTTCAAACGCCACGGCATATTCCATCGGGTATTCCCATTCGACCTCCGCAATGGCCGTTTGGATGATGCGTATTGCTTCTTTGTAGGTCATGCCGCGTCCTCCCATACTGGGCGGTTTTTCTTCCACTTGTGCCAGCGGATAAAGCGCCACCGGGGCGGCTCGCTGTCCAGCCACTTGTTGAAATGCGCGATGTACTCAAGGCGCAGATTGTACCGGCGCTTCTTTTCCTGTTTTTCGTTCACGATGTCAGCTCCTTTTCGTATTTGCAGAATGTCATGTCGCAGTCCTTCCTGTCCGCGCACACGCTGCATCCGTGCGCTTTGGAGAAGCGGAAAAACTCCGCGGCGGTTCTTGCCGGGTAAACTTTGCGGACAGGGGCCGTTTTCTCGCTTTTTGGCTTCCTGACTTCCACAGGCGCTTTTTTCGGCTTTCTGCCCTGCCTCATGTGTTCGGCTCTGGCCGCTCTCACTTCGTTTGCGAGACAGCCGCAGGATCGCGTTTGCCCGTAAATGATGTTGTTCTGCATGATGATTTTTTCCGTTCCGCAGTCGCACCGGACGCGCCAGAAAATGAAGCCCTTCCTGTCCGGCACATCGGCAAGGCCGAGGATAACAAGCCGCCCGAACCGCTGACCTGTCAGGTCTTTTCTCGGTCGTGCCTTCAGAGCCGCCCTTGCCTTTTCGAGCTTTGCCATTGAAGCCTCGGAATTCAGGCAGCCGCAGGATTTTGTTTTCCCGCTCCGCAGAGAATACCCGGCGGCAACCTTTTCTTTTCCGCAATCGCATTTGCAGAGCCAGTGAGCGCCGTCGTGCTCGGAGTGGTCATATCGGATGACCGTCAGGCGTCCGAAGCGCTGCCAGGTAAGGTCAATTCGTTTCATCCGAGCCTCCGTTTGGCGTAGAGTGCCATGAGTAAAGATTCCGCCATTCCGTCATGCTCCTTGCGGCAGCCCGGCGGGATGAGGTTCACGCCGGGGAACAGCCGCTTGCAGACCTCTATGGACGTGTTCTTGTCCGCCGTGACGGAAAATTCCTTCTTCCACTTCTGAGGGCGGACGAGCTCATACGGTATCTCGTACGCTTCGAGCATCCCTTGCAGCCAGCCGAAATTTTCCCCGAAGTGAAACATGGACACGCTTCCGTTCTTCGGCATCACGCCGACGTGCTCCAGGCAGCACACCGCCTTTTCCCCGCGCAGATCGGATAGGACGCAGCGGTATGTGCCGCGGTCGTACCGGAACGTCTGTGCCTCCTCCCCGTTCAGAATGGCAAGGCCGCCGTTCTTGCCGGGGTCTATATTCCGATGTAAGTCATCGGATATCACCTCCCCATTGTTCGGCCATTGCCTCCGCAATGCCTGGAAATGTTTTGCTTCGAAATTTCGCCGTCCGCGGGTCTGACCACCGCAGGATTTTCCCGTTTTCGTCCGTTGCATAATTCGCGCTTGCATTAGTGCTGTATCCGCCGGGAAGAATTTCACCGGGCGACACGCAATTTGTCGGCTCTAAACACGGAAGATTTTTCAACCACAAACAAGTAGTTTTTCTCGCTTCATCGCCGAAAAAATAGGGCTGGATGATCTGATCGGGTTTCCTAAAAAGTGTAGACATCACACCGACAGGGTTTTCTACAGCAATTCGCGGAACATCAGCCAGCGCAAACGCCAGAAAGAACCTCGCGGCATCCAGGCGCGCAAGCAACCGCTTTTTTGCCCTGTCGCCATACTTGTCCAGGTTGAAGTATCTGTTGCCAGAGACGGTAAGATAAGTGCACGGCGGATGCGCGATAATCATATCCCACCGGCCTATGTCATGCGTTTTCCCGTCCATGGTGGTCACTTGCCTATCCTCTGTGGCCCTTAGCGCATCGCCTAAAATGTGCCATTCGGGATGACCGCCGGACGGCTCCTGAATATCGCAGCTGTAGGCCTCATGGCCGCGCTTGCGGAAAGCGATGCACACCCGCTGCGATTCTTCGCAGGCAATCAGGACTTTCATTCTTCCGCCTCTACGATCTCGCCGTTGCGGAGGGTGTACCACGTATCCGGTTTGTACATTTTCCCGTCGATCACAAAGGATCCCCACGCGACGATATCAAACGACGTTTTCGATTCAACGGCAATCGTCAGCATTGCGCCCTTGCCGCCTCGAATCATAACGTCATCACCGCGGACTGTACCGACGCCATTTTCTCCGACGGACACCTTACCGCGGGAAGTTGCTGCGCCGAAGTTGCCCGCTGTGGCTGCGCCGCTGTCGCCCGCTGTGGCTGCGCCGCTGTCGCCCGCTGTGGCTGCGCCGCGGTAGCCCGCTGTGGCTTGCTTCGGGTCTGTACGTTCCATGGTGCAATTTGACTTGACATAGTCAAAATGTGCCTTGATGATCCCCGGCAAGCCGATCTCCGCGCCAATGGTGATCTTCTTCCCACAAACCTTGCTATCGTCAGCATGGCGCTCGCCGTTATCGTCAAGCTCGACTTCGCGATAAACGCTCTGGCCGGGATAGTAGTAGTTGAAGCAGTCCAGCGGGTCGACGCAGGCGTGAAAACCGCTGTCGCAAAGCTTCGCGTTTTCTTCTTCGTAGGTCTTGCCCTCTTCGAACTGGAAATCGCGGCAAGTCATGTCGCGGTTAAATCCCTTGTATGCTTTCATGGTTGTCATCCTTTCAAAATTTCATTAGCAAGCTGCCGCTTTTCTCTTCCCCTGTCGGCTCGCAGATCGCCGCCCTTGCAGCGGAACTGCGGCGCTTCACCGTTCAGGCGGGAGAAAATGCGCTGATATGTCAGGTTCTCCGTCGGCTGGGTGATGTCTATGTTCGTCGTGATGATCGTAGGCAGGCGCGATCTCATGCGGTCGTCGATAATCTGAAACATCTTTTCGGAGGCGTACTCCGTGTTGCGTTCTGCGCCGAAATCGTCCAGCACCACAAGCTCAAACGTCGCAAGCCGGTTGCGGATGATGTCGGCCTCGTCAAACATCCGGTCGAGCAGATTGACCGTTGAGACCATCCAGACGCGATATCCCCGATCTAAAAGCTCGTTGGCGATACTCGCCGCAGCGTAGGTCTTGCCGCATCCGACAGCGCCGGAGAGCGTGAACGACAGTCCGTTTTCCAAGATGTCCGTCCAGCGGTGGATGAACTTCTCGGCGAAGAACATGGACGGGTTGCCCGTGGAGTTGTCAAAGGTCATGCCCTCGTATCCGCGCAGCCAATTCGCCCGGCGTTCCTCGTTGAGCCGCCGGAAAGCGTCCTCGGCGGTCTGTTTCCGTGCCTCCGCTCCGCACCGGCAGAGGCAGCGGACGATGATCTCTTTTCCGCCGACATCAATGGCGCATTCTTTCTGCTCGCCGCATTTGCCGCAATGGAGTAGGCCGTCGGAGGCGATGTAATCCTCCGGCATGGCGGGGTTGTTACGTTTCGCGCGTTCGGCAATGCTGCCGATAACGTCTTCTGTCAGCATGGCAAGTCCTCCATTGCGTCATAGTCTGGTGTCGCAAAGCGACCGGTTTGTTTGGGTTTGTCCTCCCGCCTTTCCCATGTTCGGACGCAGGCTTTCCAGTCCTTCATGGGCTGATTGCCAACTTTCCAGCCCTTGGAGGCGTAGAAGTCAACAAAGCGTTCGGCATCAACGCTGTTTCCGCGCTCCCGGCAATAGGCAGCAACCTCTTCCACGGTGGGGCGGTGCGCGTGCGCATTATCTTTCACACCGTTAGGTGGGAAAGATATGTCCTTGTCTTTGTCCTTTTCCTTGTCCTTGTCCTTGTCCTTGTCCTTGGGGGGCGTTCGGGGGCGTTCGGGGGCGTTCGGGGGCGAATGCCCCCCACCCTTTTCTCCGTTCTCGCGATTTCGCGCGCATTTGGCGTTGTATTTCTCAATGTCCCTATCGATCTGCGACCTCATGCCGGGGAAGACAAAGCGTTCATTACCGCGGAGTTCCGGAGCTGCGCCGGTCGCGCTGTATTCCAGCAGCGCCCTGAACAGTCTCCCGCACTCCGCGTCATTCAGCGCTTCCATGGTGTCAAGGTAGCTGTGATAGGCATTGAAGCTCTCTAATGCCATTGTGCGCCTCCGTTAAAACGGAAGCTGTCCGTCATCCTCGACCGGTGCGAGCTGTGCGCCGGTGGCAGCGTCCTTGGCCTTGCCCTTGCCGCCGCAGAACCAGACGTTATCCGTCAAGACCTCTGCCGCCGTGCGGTTCGAGCCGTCATTGGCGGTGTACGTCTGCATCTGCAAACGGCCTGCAACAAGGATCATGTCGCCCTTGCCGAAATAGCTTTCGATGAATGCCGCCGTCGCCTTAAATGCAACGCAGTTGATGAAGTCCGTCTCTTCACGGTTAAAGTCGCGGTCAACGGCAAGCTTGAAATGCGCTACCTTGTCGTTTTTCGACGTCAGCCGGATTTCCGGCTCTTTCGTGAGCCTCCCTTGCAGGAGGATTCTGTTCATTGCCATCTTGGATCATCCTTTCGGTAGATTAGATTTTGTTCATCCCAGCAGCGATAGTGGGCTTTGAGATAGTCGCGGCAGTAGTGTCCGATCTCCTGCCGCATCGTCGCCGTGCCGTTATCGAATGCATCATGGCAGAGGGTAAGGACGTTTTCCTCGATACCCAATCCCCCGCGGGAACGGGGGATATAGTGGGCTTCGGGGGATGCGTAAATGGATTTGCAGTAAACGCAGCAATGATGGTCGCGTTCCCATACGCGCTCTTTGACGGCCTTGGGAATGGCGCACGCCTTAGCGCGCTTGCTTGAGATTCTTTTCACGTTTTTCCTCCCATTCCCCCAGCAGGGCGGCGAGCTTGTCCGGCGGCATGGTCTCGATGCCAACGGCCTTGGCGTCCTGTATCAGGTTGTCTATAAGGCGGCTCATCGTGGAACTGGAAAAGACCGAGGAGCCGTAGTATAGGATCACATTCACGCAGTCGGGGATCTTGGATGCTGTGACATCGGACTGCCAACCGAGGCCGTTTGATGCCCAGACTTGCCGCAGCTCATCCGCCGCCTCTGACTGGATGCAGACGATCTTCATGTTACCGCCAACGTCGCGGACGGCCCGGCGGTAAACTTCGGACGCCGGAACGCCGGTAGCTTTGGCGAGCTTGTCGATCAATGCCCAGGCATAAGCGTTCGCGTCGAGGCTGCGGAGGGATTTCTTCACATTGATCTCATATTCCCCCGGCGTAAACGCATAGGCAAAGTGCCTTGCGTCCACGTCCGCGGTGTGGAGCTTCAGGAAGCCGCCCTCCCAAACGGCGGAATCGACCTTCACTTCTTCAACCCCGGGTTCTTTCTCTGACAGTCGCGGCAGAGCGGTTTTCCGTACCATTTCACGCTGTAATCATGCACATCATCCTTGATCTCTGCTCCGCAGTCTGCGCAGATCATCGGGAGATCGGCATTCCCACCAATGATGATATTTGCGGGCTTTGCCGGAGGCGGCGCGGTGGTGTAATCTGCCGCTTCACCCGGCGCGGTATACTTGCTTCGGTCTTTGGCGTAATAAATGTCTGCCGCAAGGCCGAGCGCCTTAGAAGCAACGGAGATGGCGTCCGTGAGAGCCATCTTGAAGCACTCATCGGAGAGGTACGGCCCGTTCTTTTCCTGAGCGACAAGGGAGCTGCCGCCCGTTCCGGGGATTCCGTGAGACGCAACGCCAGTTTCTGGATCGACGTAAAATAAAAGAATGTCAAGGAAAACCGCGCGCTGCTGTGTGATGTTGTCATCAACGATTCGCTTGTCGGTGATTTCATACCACCAGCCAACACCGCAGGGGCCGAACATTTCTGTCAGTTTCTTAATGCGCCACATAGGGTTAATGTCGCTGAATCCTTTCAAGCGTCCAGCGCTGATGGGCTTGATCGCTTCGTTCGGCACCGACCGGACGGCGTTATAAATGCTCATGTTCTCGCTCATTCCGCCGCCTCCTTTACCTCCGCGAGCTTCTTCCGGAGATCGTCAAGCTCGGCGCGCAGGGCGATATTCTCCGTGCGCATCTTCCAGTAGTCATCCGCGAGACGCGCCGCGTCGTTTTTTCCTGCTCTTTCTACGAGCTCGCGGTATTCCGCGACGGTGATTCCGACGGTAAACATCGCCGTGCTCTCTCCGGTCTTTTCGTCGACGACGAAGCCGGTGTCAAATTCGTTTTTGTAGTAAGCCATGTTTAAACTCCTTTCATTTAATCGCAATGGACATGTTCTGTACGAAACGGGCGCAGGGGATTTCCTCGCCAGATGTTAGCCGTGCTTTTATGGCGGTCTTGTCCACCTCCGGCAGTTTATAACGAAGGAGGCCTTCGTTGCCGGAGGTCTGCGCCCACTCAACAAAGCAGTCGTCCACTTCGACTGCGGAGGACTTGCGGAACGAAACGGCGCATTTTGCAGTCTGGAACTTCTCGCCCTGCAAGGCGTATGTAAGGTAGTCTTTCAGTCGTTCGACTTTCTTCTCGGTTGTCTTGCGGCGGGCGGAAAGAGCCGCTTCCTCTTCTTTGAGGGCCTTTGCGTCGGCGGTAAGGTTCTTGATGCAACAGGCGATATTCTCAACCTTTGCGTCCCGCTCCATCAGAAGCGCGTCTAACGCTTCATTGTCTACCATAATCTCGCCAGTATCGGGATCAACCGCATTTACAAGAGCCTCAATGCTCTTGTCGATTTCGTAGAGTGTCATTCATTTTGCCTCCATTGACATTATTTAAGATTCGTAGTATCATGCGGGTAATGGTTGTTTTTCCTGTAAGCGCTGTCGGTGTCATCTCCACCGGCGGCGCTTTCGCCTTTTTCCGCCCATGTGGTGGAGCATTCAGACTGCGCGAGCCATGCCAGCACAAGGGATTCCAAAAACGTCTGCATGGATGCGATGCCGTTTCTTTCCAGCGCTTGTTTAACGCGCTGTGCGGTGCTTTCGGTCAGGCGGCACTGCAACCGTATGGGCTTAACGCGGCGCGGTATGCGGGGCTTGCGCTGCGTCACGGCGTCGTATATCTCCTGCGCTCTGGTGCAGAATTTGACGCCGTAGTCGTTCGTGTGCAGCGCCATGCTCACCGTGCCCTTATTGGCCTTCGGGAACTCTTCCCGTAGGGCGGCGGCGATGGCCGTGTAACGTGTGTCATTCATTCCGTTCCTCCCATCAGTGCGTATACTGCCACGCCGATCGGCTTACCGATGTATTCAGCGTAAGCGGTTTCTACTCTTGCGCCGGGGCTGTCATACCAGTTGGGGATTGTGCGTATTTCATCCGCTACGTCGATCATTGCAAAGCAGATGCGCATATATGCGGCCTTGCTCATGCCCTCCGGCAGCTCGGCAGGATTCAGAACGATATGACCATCTCTTTCCAGTTCCGTCTTTGCCGCAGTGAAATGTATGCGGTATTCGGGATTTCCGGTGATCTTGCCGGCGAGATAGATAATCATTAGTGCCGTCCTCCTTTCATGATCGACGTGTCCGGCAGCTGCAGCCAGCGGCAGCAGTCATCCGCGAGGCTCGAAAATCCGTAGACGGCGAAGATGCCCTCGATGATCGTAAAACCGAGACCGTTATATTTTCCGAATTTCCAGACGAAGAAGATCACAGCGGCCAGAAGCGTCATGATCGCAGTGGTGGCGAACTTTGCCTTTGCTTTTGTCATGGTTGTTTTCCCTACTTTCTGCGGCGGTGCGCCGCTTTTTGAACTCTCTTTTTGATGTCGATGGTGTAATCGGCAATCGGGTGCTGCTTTGTCCACGCGTCCCGCCGGGCTTCGCATCCGGCCTTGAATTCCGCGTACCGGGGGCAGGATGCGTGACAGCCTACGAAGCGCCCGGCGCAGTCCTTACATGGGGCGATCATGCCGGTGACGAGTACATCGGAATCGGAAACGCCGCGCCGACTCCAAGACAACGAAGCATCATAAAGCAACTATCGAGCTGATCGTTGATGTTCGGGATTTTCTGCACGGCCTCGAAATACTGCCGGAGGCGGGCATTGGCTCTTGATTCATCCGCAAAATACAAAAGATTTATTCCTGTCATGATCTTTCCAATTTTGGGAATTATTCTGTGAAGCAAATTTTGATACTCCTCGGGGATCTGTTCGGGGTCGTTCGGAATTGCGTCAACATCCATTTTGATGGCGTAGCTCAAAAGCTCGTCTGTGTACGCGACGATCTCATCGCGCAGGGCTTCTTTTTCGGTTTTCTCGCTCATGCTTTGTCCTCCTTTAATAATGTAATAAGATCAGTTAACCGGCTTTAAGTACTGCGTACCCCCTCCGAAAGGAGGTGGGATAATCAAGAGATTCTATACAGATTCATTCGCCAAGGCGGTCTCGCTCATCGCCAAAGGCTGGAAACTGGATAGTGTCGCTTATTTCGTCAACGGCGACGGGATAAGCATCATCCTATCTAAGTAACCAAATTCAAGCGGCTTTATATCCCTCGCAGACTTCGGGGGTATGCAGTACTTAAAGCCGGTTATACGCTGTCTTATCTTTCTTGTGCCTGCTCAGGCGCGGGCTCTGCTTTGCGTTGGTTCAAGGGCTCAACAGTGACGTTGAAGTATTTCGCATAAGTCTGCCAAACAATAGCGGCAAAGCGCTCGCCGTCCGCTACCGTCATTTCAATCTGCACCGTTCTCCCTCCGTTCCTTGATGATCTCATCGACAGCCGCCTCAAGTTTGGCGCGGCCATTGCTTGGGCTTCGCTGACCATTCAGGATCATGCTGACATACGCCTTGTGGTAGCCGAGCCGATTGGCAAGCTCCGTGTTCGTGATGCCGTTGTTATGCATCTTGCCGATCAGCCGACCCGTCCATGCTTCGGGAAGATTCACTTTTTCACCCCCATCAAATTATTTTGATTTGATAGTTGCAAAAGTTAACACCGTCTGCTATAATGAAATTGCACTTACAAAACAGCAGAAACGGGGCGCAAAAGCAACTGCGCTTTATTAACTTCGCTAACCATGATTGCATTATAACCTATGACGTTATTGAAGTAAACATCTTTTTGCTAACTTCGGTAACTTCGGCACTCTAAACAAAAAGGCAGGGGTGTTTTATGGCGTTTTACCAACAGTTTATTAAGTTATGTAATACCACCGGAATATCACCATCCCGCGCAGCATTAAACGCCGGACTTTCTAAAACGTCTGTAAATGGATGGAAAAGAGGGCAAACGCCAACCGACAAGAACATTGCGAAACTCGCAGAGGTGTTTAATGTTCCTGTTTCCTACTTTGACGAAAAAGAAGAAAAGCTCCCTGTCGATACCGACAAAGAGCTTTCCCCTACTAAGTATTCTGATTGGCAAATTTTAGCCGCCTTCGAAAGAGCGGACGACAATGTTAAGGAAGCAATCCTGCTGCTTCTAAAATTAAGATGATAGCCTCTCGCAAAGCAGGATCCTGAATTGCCTTTTCAATTTCATCTTTTTCTTTCTCCGCAAGTAGATTCTTTTCGTTCTCGCTCATTCTTATCCTCCATTATGATGAATTTGTAGAATTTGAGCAGGAAGTCAATCCTGCGGGTGTAGCGATCCGGTGCGTCAACGGGTGTTTGCATTTTATCACTTCCCTAAATTGTTTTTCGACAATTTTCTGTTGATTCTATCGACATAGAAATTTATTCTGAACATAGCCGCATGGTGGTAACGAGATGGAATACATTCCGCACTTCCGATATGGGCGCGCATATAAACTTGTCCCGCCGCCGCCAAATTCGTTGTACGAAGATCGAGAGCTCATAAATTATGCAGAGAAAATCGTATGCGACGGCAAAATGTACGATCTGGCAAGCGTTGAATCAATCTATTCGATTCCTATTCCAGATTACGGGAAAATGCACATAGGCTCTATCGAAAGTCCCGTTTTTTACCTTGAGTACGTTCTCCGTATGCACGCAAGCTATCTCTGGAAAAAGAAGGAATACCGGTTAGCTCTTGTTTGTCTGGGGAAGTCTACACAGATGATGCCGTTTTCGCCAATTGGATACCTTAAAGAAACCTACTACCGTATTGTCGATTGGGAAGAAGAACTTGGTAAATTTCAAAAAGCGGAAGAATGGGAACAATGGATAGAAGATAATGCGCCAAGCATCGAACAAGACGTTTTTACTAATGTATTGAAAGGTTGCAGGGAACTGCACACAGATCTTGTTTATTCGGCTTGGGCGGGTGCGCAAAGCGCAGTAACAGCAAAATATCAAGGGAGAGTTTACAGCATTTCAGGAAAAGACAAGCGATTCCCTACGCTGCCTGATTTTATGAAAGGGCCGCAGAACATTTGCTATTTGTCCGGCCCTTTTACATGTTGGGGAGACAAAAGCCTTGATACGATCTATTACAAAGGGAAAGACGCAAACGCCATTTCAGTAAGTTGGAGACCGTTTAAGGACGATAGATCGCCGCAAGAAATTGCCGGATATAAAAACACGATTGAGAAAATCATGCAGCCCAAAATATCCCGGTACAAAATGCGCGTATACTTCCGAATTAAGTATTATCTTCCTGAAAAGCTGCCTAAAACAAAATCGGCGATTTATCGCCTTTCGGAAGAAGAATTTGAAAATCTTATTTCTGTTGCGGAGTGCGCCGGTGTCCCACTTCCGGAAAAACCAGTTTACAAAGAACCGATAGACCCAGAGCCAGATTATAACGGCGGACACCGTAAGCCATTTTTCGTTTTCTGATTTAAGATTGCCCCGGCATTGGCGGCAACCTCTGCCGGGGCTTCGGGGATGTGGTAAACCGACACGTCTGCCACATCTCAAGCGTACCCGCTCTTGCCCATAAAGTCCATGTTGTAAATCACAAATCAGGAGGAAGATTCAAGAACCGTTCCCAAAACTTTCGAGAAATCCAACAACTGAATGGAGATGGAGAAAAAGTGTCCGCGCTCACAGACCTACAGCCTTACTTAGACGAGTATCCAGCCAAACTTCGCAAAGCGAAAAATGCCAGCGGCTTCACCCTGCAAGAGTTGTCTGACCTGTCCGGCGTACCCTATAACAACATCTGCGACACGAATGCAGGGCGGGTCAAGCACCCGCTCCTTTTTTATGCCGCTGCCACTTGTAAGGTATTGAATCTATCACTAAATGAGCTTGTCGGTCTGGATGAACAGCCGGACACGCAGCATGTCCATGATCTGGAATTGGAGAACGTGCGGTTATCCGGCGAAGTAAAGCATCTGCAAGAAATGAACGCAGGGATGAGAAAGCAGGGGGAAACCCACACAAGGACAATTTATATGCTTATAGGCGTATGCAGTATTCTTTTGTGCGCCGTTGTATGGTACGTCATATTTGACATCCAGGTAGAGACCGCCGGTATTTTCCGCTCGGCTGGGACAAGCATTTTTGCGGGCGTCCTCGCCCTGATACTGAACGCCTCCGTCGCAACCATCATTTACGCCTTCAAAAGCATTTACAAGGGGAAAAAGAAATGAGAGTTGCACTTTATGTCCGCGTCTCCACGGAAGAACAAGCCGTTCACGGCCTTTCCGTCGATGACCAGAAAGAAAGCCTGAAAAAATGGGCAGAGGAAAACAAGCATAAGGTCGTTGATTATTACGTCGATGCCGGGGTAAGCGGCAGGAAAAGCGTGTCAAAGCGGCCTGAATTGCAGCGGCTTCTATCCGACGTGGAAGCTGGGAAAATCGATCTTGTTGCATTCACAAAGCTCGACCGGTGGTTCCGCAACATCGGCGAGTTTTACAAGGCGCAGGAAGTCCTAGACGCGCACGGTGTTGTATGGCAAGCGACATATGAAGACTACGAGACCGCCACCGCCGCCGGACGGTTAAAGGTCAATATAATGCTGTCCGTCGCGCAGGACGAGGCAGACAGAACATCAGAGCGCGTTAAACGGATCATGCAGCACAAGCGGGAGCTTGGCCTTTGCCCAGCGGGTAAAACGCCCATCGGGTTAAAGGCCGTCGAGAGCCGCCTTTGCATCGACGAGGAAACGGCGCATATTGCTAAACGAATGTTTGAGGACTACATCGCAACGGGAAGCGTTAACCATGTCAAAAAGATGCTCGTTTCCGAGTTTGGAATAATGCGCGGAAATTCCCACATTAAGAACACGCTAAAAAATGAACGCTACATAGGAAAGAATAACGGGATTCAAGTCTGCGACGCGCTGATCCCGCCGGAGGATTTTGCCCTTGTACAGCGGATGCTAACAGCGAGAAGCATTCGCAACGACGGATCACGTCACGCTTGGCTTTTCTCCGGCCTTGTTTGGTGCGCCGAATGCGGACAACGCCTTGTGACGCATTCAACACGGCAACGAGGGACGGACTACTTCTATTATAGATGCAAAAACTATGAAATCGGTCTTTGCAGTCACAAAAAGAGAATCAACGAGGCAGAGCTTGAGGCGTACCTGTTGATGAAGCTGCCGATTGAAGTGCAGGCGAACAACGCAAAGCTCAAGGCGGGAAAAATAAAACCGCCGGTTGATACGGCGGCGATCAAGCGGAAAATGGACAAGTTGACAGACCTTTACCTTGCTGATCTAATCAACCGAGAGAAATACGAAATTGAATATACCGCACTAAAGGAAAAACTGAACGTGCCGCCAGAGCCGAAGCTCATCGACGAAGCGCTTGTCATGTCATTGCTCGACGCCTACGACAAGCTGCCGCCAAGCGGGAAAAAGGAAGCGTGGAATCGCTTCATCCGCCGAATTGTCATCGCAAACAACGGTGATATCTTTTTTGATCTTGTTTAG